TAGTGAACAAGAAGATGTAGCTTATGAAATGGTATTAGAAAGTGACCCTCTGGCGCTATTCAGCTGTTTAACGGGTGTAGTATTGAGTTTATTGAATCTTCTTTCACAAGTTACTAATATTACTCCCGAAGAGTATCTAAAAGATCTTGGAATTTTGGCCTTTAAAACGCATGAGTGAAATTGAAGGTTTGCCAGAAGGCATTACTATAAACAAAGGTAATGTTGATTTTTCATATGAAGTAGAATATGAAATAATTAAGACTATTAAATGCGATAAATGCGATATATCATATGATGCATTCCTTTTAACCAATGGCAATCGTCATGAAGGTAAAATTGTTATTAATCCATCAAATTCAACAATTTGGAAAAATACTCTATCCAAAGATAAAAATAAAGCAATAAAAAATATTTTAGAAACTTTGCAATTAAGGTTTGACAGACACAAAGAAAGGTGCAATAATGATTAGGTATAGTACACAACCCAGTAAAGGTTCCAACGCTTTGACTGATAGCCCAACTTCACCAATTGTAACAACAAAAGATACACGTAATTTGTTGGACATTAAAGATGGTGAAAAAACTCAGGATGTTTTGGACCTTGACGCGAATGATGTTAACGAATAGTTAAGGAATAATGTGACCCTTAAGAAAAAAGAATTGCAAGTAGAAACCGAACCAGTTGTACACATTGTAATTCCAGATACTCAAGCCAAGGACGGTGTTCCTACAGACCACCTGAATTGGATTGGAATGTTTATCGTTGAGGAATATCGCAACAAGAATATTAAGATTATTCACCTAGGTGACCATGCAGATATGCCAGCTCTTTCATTGTATGATAAAGGAAAGAAGAGCATGGAAGGTCGCAGAGTAGTTCAAGACATTGAATCTGCTAACGAAGCATGGCGTATTCTTAATCAACCTATTTACGATTACAATGATCAACAACGTAAGACTAAGCACGCAAAATGGAATCCAGAGCGTCATATTCTTTTAGGTAATCACGAAGACCGTATTAACCGTGCAACTGAAAATGATGCTCAAATTGATGGATTGTTTAGCACAGACGACCTTGATTACGCTCGTACTGGATGGCAAGTAAAGCCATTCAAAGAAATTCTATGGCTTGATGGCGTAGCTTACAGTCACTTCTTTTATAACCCAATGACGGGTAATCCTTATGGTGGAACAATCGATGGTCGTCTTAAGAGCATTGGTCATTCTTTTACTATGGGGCACCAGCAGACTCTTCTCTATGGTCTGAGATATGTAAATGGTGATGGTAGAGATGGTGGAGCACGATCCCAACATGGCCTCGTAGCAGGTGCTTGTTATCTGCATGATGAAAACTACAAAGGACCTCAGGGTAATGCTCACTGGCGTGGTATTGTCGTTAAACATCAAGTTAATGGCGGAAGCTATGACCCAATGTTTGTTTCCCTTGATTACTTATGTCGTAGATATGAAGGCACTAGCCTAGAACGGTTTAAAAAGCTCAAGTATCCGCGTATGTAGTATATGAGCAATTCTCTTGGACTACAGAGGAAGAATTTTCGCTGTGTTTTTAATCCTTATGTGACTAAAGACAACCGTGAAGGCATCATTCGTTCTATAATGTCACAATTTGAGGGTTACGAAGCAGATCCAGAAGTAACTGTTCATGATGAAGGTTTTATACTTACCCTATCACTTGGCTCAGAGCTAACATCAACACTTGCTAGAGATAAAATTCTTTGGAATCAATTTGTTGAAAGCGTTACTGCTCAGGATGCTATTCGCAAAATCCAAATCCTACGACTGCCACAAGCAGGAATCATGGATTTCGGTGAACGTTCTACGGGTGCAGGAAGTGTAGGAGCTTTTGCCCCCAATGTTGACCCTAATACCGGTAATACTGGCGTAGATGAAAAATTAAACACTCCTCTTAACCGTGTTCCTAAGTATCAAATTGATGCAGATCCAGATGATACTCTTGGACACCACGCTAGCGTTAAATACGCAGACCCCACCGACCTTATTTCGGAAGACCAATCTTTTGTACATGGTTTAACACCTGCTGATCTTACTAGTGATGCCAATAGAGTAGAAACTGGTCCACAAGATCAATTAGAAACTGGTGCAAAGCAACATCGTCCACTTCCCGCCGTTCTTGGTGGTTTTAAACGTATTGCTATTGATACCGATGCAGGTAGTGCTTTTACTCTTAACAAACCAAATGGCTTTCAAAGCGTCGGAGACCCACCTAGAGACGGTGGATTGCATGAGAAGGCTAACCCAGGTACCGGAATTGGCGGAGGAGCCCCTATAAGCGGTGCTAGCTGGTTTGTAACTCAACCTGGTAATGAACAAGGTACACAACTAGGTGTAGAACGCAACAAAGATTATGATTTGTCATCTTCATCAGCACCACTTGCTGGTATTACAGCATCTGTGATAGATAATAAAGAAGAAGAAGATGAACAAGGTATTAAAAGAGAATATGGATCAACATTAGATATGTTGGGTGTCGGTGAGCATCCGCTAGGTGGTGCAGCTTACGGATCCTTCTTTGGAATTAATGAAACATACGATTATGAAGGCGATATAAATGACTTCGACATATAAGATATATGCCGCAGGTGAAGATCCAAAACAATATGTCCCAGGAGACTTTATTTTGGTATCAACTAAAGGTGTCTTAGCCAAGTTAATTCGATTTGGTCAATTTATTAGATATCATGGTAAAATGAAGCCATTTTCTCGATGGAATCATGCTGCAATGATTGTTGGCGAAGATGGAACCATTGTTGAGGCAGTAGGACGTGGAGTAATAACTAGCAATATTAGTGAGTATGCTGATGTAGAGTATTACTACGTCACAACAAAGCTTAACAAACAAAGCCGTGATCAAACGGTGTCTGCTTGCAAAAGCTTTATTAAGGATAAGTATGGTTTCTTTACCATAGTCAGTATTACCCTGGATTTAATCACAGGTATTAAGTTGCAATTTACAAATAACAACACAATGATTTGCAGTGCAGTAGTAGCTCAATCATTGTGGGCCGGTGGTGTCATATTTGATAGAAACCCATATCAAATGATGCCAGCTGATTTAGCTGCTTCTTTCAATATTATTGCATAATAATAATTTTTTGTAAAAAGCTTGACTTTTACAAAAATATGCATTATATTCATTCTTATGAAAAAAGCTGTTATATCCATAAGTTATGATGCCCGTAATACCCAAAGCGACGAGCTCGCAAGCCAAGAGATCAGCGAAACTATCGCTGGACTTCTCAACAGCCTACGTACTCAAGTTAATGGTGTTCAGGTATCCGTCAAATTCACCAATAATAAGGAGAAAGAATAATGTCAAGTCCACTTAATACAACTACAACAAGAGCAACAGGTCGTGCATTTGTTGCAGCCATTGTTGGTGCTCTTATTGCTTGGGGTACATCCAAGTGGGGTAAGTTGAACACCGGTACATTCGCTGTGTTGACACCTGTTGTTTCTGGTCTGTATTACACAGCAATCAGTACACTAGAAAAGAAATACCCTAAGTTTGGTTGGCTTCTTGGAACACTACCACAATCTGCAGCACCAAAGGTTTTGCCTTCATCGGAGCCAAAAGTAGTACCTACTCCAGTTAAGGCTGCTGCCAAGAAAGTACAAGCTGCCAAGAAAGCTACACCCAAGAAGAAGTAATTCTTCTGGTCTCGTAGCTCAGTTTGGTTAGAGCACTTCCCTGTCACGGAAGGGGTCGTGGGTTCAAGTCCCATCGAGATCGCCACTTTATTAGAAAGAATAATAATGTTGAAGAAATCATTAACAATAATTGCAGTTGCTCTTGCCATTATAGGAGTATTTACAACATTTCAACCAAAGTCTGAACATGTAGGTATTAGTCTGCACCAATACAATGATTTGCCTTATGCACTTTGTGCAGCTAGTGGCACCAAACCTACTAACGATCATATTTGGATTAATGGTGTTAAATTTCGTTTGGGACTATCAGAATGTCCAATTATTACTACAGGTGCTTCATTTGCCAATTTAGACCTTACTAAGGGCAAGCTAACTCCAGATAATACGCTTGCAACAGTATGGTCACTGTTTGGATTGCCTGACTCATTTCCACAAAAGCAAGTAAATGGTACTTGGGTATTTGGTCCAGCAGTTCATCGTAATTTTAAAACTATGCCAACTCGTGGTGGTGGAAGTAGCAACCAATGGTCATTTCCATGTGTAGTTCAACCTAGACTTGTGACTGCAACTAATGGTCAAACATTTAGAATTGCACTTTGTAAAGGTCCTATGATGGAAAATATTAATAATGATCCTATTAAGTATGGTTCACATGTATGGACTGAAGCTCCAGCAGGTATTCCTAACCCTATTGTTGCTCAAATCACCACAATCATCTCTGGTCTGCGATAAAGTTATATAAATGCCAAATCTAGATCTTTTGTTGACCAACGATTTGTATTTCCATTGTGATAAAGGCTACGGTGATTGTATTGTAGCATTACACGTAGTAAATAAACTATGCGAAAAGAATCCACAGATTAATGCTAAAGTTTTCATTCCTGTTAATTACCGAGAACAGCTAGCAGAACTAATACTTGATAAAAATATTAAATTTGTTGATATGCCACACCCACGTTACTCTATTGACTTATGGTGTCATGCCATACTTGGTGACAGTCTTTATGAATCACACCACGTATCAAAGCAAGATAGCACATTGAGCAGTTATTTTATGTGGTCATACGAAATTGGTAATTACCTAGCTAAACAATTGCCACATCTGCAACA